GGAACTGGCGAAGAATCCGAGTTTGATGAAAGAAGTCAATTCGGAAAGCAGTGGGGGTGGTATTCGTTCTATTATGCACTTGCTGACGGAAAATTTAAAAACATTGGACTTGTCGGAAAACGAAAACTTACTGAAGCTCTAACGTTTTTAACATTTGAGAAACAGAAACAACAGATTGAAGAAATAGAACTTAATAGAATGAAATTTAGGAATCAATGACAAAGTATTACGAATTACTAAACATACTTAAAACAGAAATAGAAGCAACTGGATTAGTTAATACAATTACGCAAGGCGATATTTCAGGCGTTGACGTAAATAAACAAAACCTTTATCCGTTAGCGCACGTTGTTATAAATTCAGCTTCATTTGTTTCAGCAACGATAAATTTTAATGTTACTATTTTATGTATGGATATTTTGGACGTTTCAAAATCTAAAACAACCGACCAATTCAGAGGCAACGATAACGAAATAGATATTCTAAACGCTTGTTTAACGACGCTTAACCGAGTGTTCGAAAGGTTCAGACGTGATTACACTATTCTTGAAATTGGCGACGCTAATAACACGCCGTTTGTGATGCGCTTTGAAAATGGTTTGGCAGGTTGGGAAATGACTTTCGACGTAACTATTCCTGCAAATATGACGATATGTTAACACCAACCGCGACGGCATTACAGCGCTTTCAACAGCACGTTGTTAGTCAATCGAAACGAAACCTTACAACTAAGAACAAAAACGTTTCTAAGGGGCTTTATAATTCGATTAAAGGCGATGTAAAACAAAGTCCAAATAGTATTCAAATATTGTTCACGATGTTAGATTACGGATTTTATCAGGATAGGGGAGTTAAGGGAGTAAAATCGGGACGTTCTTTAAGTGGTTTTAAGTTTGGAACAGGAAGCGGAAAACAGGGAGGTTTATCGGAGGGGATTTTTAAGTGGGTAAAAGCTAGACGAATACAATTTAAAGATAGGAAAACGGGACGCTTTATGTCAAGTCAACAAACAGCAAATTTAATAACACGTTCAATTTGGAATAAAGGAATTAAACCGACTGAATTTTTTAGCAAACCATTTGAAGCCGCTTATAAGAATTTACCGAGTGAACTTGTTGAAACTTACGGATTAGAAGCGGAAGCGTTATTCGACCAAATATTAACACAAAATTTTAAAAAATGATATTCGTAAACCAACCGTATTTATTTACAGTAGATTTTCCAACACAGATTGGGAGTAAAATTGAATTATTTATTTGGAACGGCGACACACCGCCAACAAATCCAAATTATACTTTCACTAAACAAATAGCAAGCGCAACCGATAGAGCTAACTATTATAATATTAGCCCGTTTTTAGCTGAATTTATTGAGTTCGGAGTTACAGATACAGATTCAGCAACTTTATTAGATGATAATTACTTTGTAAATTATAGAATTAAGAATTATTATTTAGATGAATTTGGAGATTACCAACCTTTATTCATATTAACACCGCCAACAAACCAAGCGATGTATGGCAATTACGGAAACCTTTTCTTTGGTGGGTTATTAAAAGAAGATACTTATTACACTTTGGGAAATTGCGATGTAAATACTTGTAATACGATTTCGGTAACTTACACTTTAGTAGGTGAAGAACCCGAAACGGTTGAAGTTGATTTTGTAGATGGTCAATATAGAATTAACGATTTTCTTTTTGGAACGGCTTTATTTATTTTACCAACCGAAACGGGTTGGGCTGTATTTTATTCGTTTCAAATACAAGCGAGTTTAACCGTTGATGGTTGCCCTTTTGGAACGTTTACAATTCCCGAAGAAAGTATGTTTGAAACGTTTGAAGTTTCGCCAACGGTAACAAACAAGTTTATATTTCCATTAATTACAAACACAACAAACAAAACGATACGTTGGACAAACTTAGATACCAACGCAAGTGAAACGGAGGTTTTAACAGCTAATAAACTTTATTCAATTAACGGAACGAGATACGCTAACGGAACAAAAGTAGAGTTCTTAAATAATAGTAGTGGAGTTGTTAATACGTGGATATTTTTACCAAAATGCGAATGCACTTACGAACCTATCAAAGTGCAATATTTAAATACTTTCGGCGCACTTATAACAACGTGGTTTTATAAAGCTAATAAGAAAGAATTCAGTATGGAAAACAGCGAGTTTAAACGCTTTCAAACTGTTGATTCAAACTTTTACGAAGGAAAACAGCGACAAACGTTTAACACTTCGGGACGTGAAAAAATAACTGTTAATTCGGATTGGGTTTTAGAAAGCTATTCGCAAGTAATTAAAGATATTATGCTTTCAGAATACACCTTAGTAAACGACCAATTTGCAAACGTCGAAACGAAGTCTATTGAAATACAACAAAACATAAATAACGGCTTAATAAATTATCAATTGACGTTCACGTATTCAAACGATTATACACGATGAGAGAGGTAGGACTATTTGTAAAAGTTGGCGATGCTTACAAGCGTTTGGAGTTATTCAGCGATGAAAATATAGAACTTTCTTCGAGTATTCAAAACGTTCAGGATATAAGCAAAGTTTTCAGCGATTTTACGCAAGGGTTTACAATTCCTGCAACAACTTACAACGCTTCGATAATTAATTATTTTCAAGAAAGTTCGATAAATCAAATTTACGATTATCAAGTAATGTTTGACGCTTATATTGAAATTAATACGATACCTTTTAAACGTGGAAAATTACAAGTTGATAAAAGCCAAATTAAAGACGGTAACCCTTATTGTTATAACGTTCAATTTTTCGGACACCTTACAAGTTTAAAAGATACTTTTGGAGAATTGAAGTTAAGCGATTTGGATTTAACACCTTATTTATTTCCTTATAACGATACAGCCGTTAGAAATAGAGTTACAGATGGAGCTACGGATTATGAAGTTCGCTTTCCTTTAATTTCAAGTCAAAGAGTTTGGCAGTATGGAGGTGGAGGAGTTGATGATATAAGTGAACTTGCCTCCGAAATTAAATCTATTGAACTTTTACCAGCTATAAAAGTAAACGCATTAATTGAAGCTATTGAAACACGATTTGGAGTTGCTTTAAATTCAGTATTTTTTCAATCAAAAGCTTTTAATAGATTATTTTTATATTTAAAAAACGCAAGTAATTCAAATATAGTTTTCAATTTTGACGATGTTACATTTGATAGTTTTTCAGGAACCGACACAGATGTTACAGTTAATTTATTAAATAATACAGTTAATTATGTTTTTGCTGAAAGCGCAGTTTTTTACGTTAGTAGAGTAAATGTAACGGCTGTTACTTCGCCCTCACTTGAATGGAATTTTCAAACGTTTAAAAATGGAGTTTTAGTTAATACAATAAACGGAAGCGGAACGGGTAATTTTGTTTTATATACCGATGTTAATGTAGTTGGTTTAAATTCAACTTTAAATTATAGAATAAATTCGGAGTTTGGAAATACAGTTGATTTTGAAATAAATATTTTTAAAACTTTTTTCTTTGCTGACCCTATTCAAACAAATATAATATGCGACCCCGCAACTCCAAATTTAGATATAAACCTAAACGCACTTTGTCCAGATATTAAGATTTCAGATTTCTTTAGTGGAATTCTTAATATGTTTAACTTAACTATCAATCCAATTTCAGCAACTGAATTTGAGGTTGAAACTTTAGAAAGTTGGTATTCAAAAGGAGTAATAAAAAACATTACACTAAACACAAATGACACTTACGAAGTTGGTAGAGTAAAACTTTACAAGCAAATTGATTTCAAATATCAACAAAGTGAAACGATTTTAAACCGAGCGTTTGCAGGATTTAATCAATTTGAATACGGAAATTTAAGAAATGTATTTCAAAACGACGGAAGCGATTTTAAAATTGAGTTACCTTTTGAAAATTTACTATTTAATAAATTTACAGATACAGAAATACAAGTTGGTTATTCAGTAGACCAAAACGGTGCACCGATAACAACAAAACCAATGTTATTGTATATGAATAACGAGCAGGATATTAGTTCCGCCCCTTTTTATTTAGAAAGTGTTTTAATTAACGAATATATGCCGTTCGGGCAGGATTTAGAATATAATCAAAATCTTTTCTCTTTAAATTGGGGTGCTGAAATTTCAAGCTTTTATTTAAACGTAATTAGCAATAGTTTATTCGCTACTTATTGGCAAACTTATTTAGCAGGTTTATACGATTTAAGACAGCGTTTATACACGTTTCAAACAATGTTACCACTATCGAAATTAAACAGCTTAAAACTAAACGATAGGCTTGTAATTGAAGATAAACGTTACTTAATAAACGACTACAAAACGAATTTAACAACTGGTATGGTAAACCTTACTTTGTTGCAGGATTTCAGAACGATATTACAACCGCTTATTTTTAATATGCCAGAAACAGCAATTTGTTTTGAAGCAATGATTTTTATTCCAAACGATGCAAATTCTTTTGAATTAACAACCGTAACGGCAGGCGTAACAATTACACCAGATACCGGGAACGTGGATAGCTTAATTAATATTTGTATTCCAGATTTTAATGAAATAACGATAACAACGGAAGACGAAATTGATATAACAACTGAAAGTGGAGAGCTTTTAATTACAGAAGATTCGCCAACTTCAACGATTACCATTTTGGTAACTTTTGATAACGGAACAACTAACGAAATAATAATAATACGAAATGCTTAGACTATTAATTGAATTACTAAGGGTAGATGAATTTACTGGAATAAGTGAAAACATTGATATTGCAAAAGGTCAATACAAATTAAACACTTCGGTAAAAGAAAGTTGGAAACAAGCAAAAAGAAAATACATAGCTAATAATACATACAATGGCAGAAAAGAAAGTAATTGAAATTGATATTGAGTCGAATTTAGGTTCGTTAAAATCACAACTAAGGGAAGCACAAAGCGAAGTTGCTTCGTTAAGTGATAAGTTCGGAGCGACCTCACGTGAGGCGGCAGAAGCGGCAAAAAGAGCGGCGGATTTAAAAGATAGAATTGGTGATGCAAAATCGTTAACAGATGCGTTTAATCCAGATGCTAAATTCAATGCTTTAAGTTCGTCAATTGGTGGGGTTCTTAATGGATTTCAAGCATACGAGGGTGCAATGGGTTTAATCGGAGTTCAAAACGAAGACTTACAAAAAACACTTTTGAAAGTTCAAAGCGCAATGGCTTTTTCGCAAGGGGTTCAAGGTTTATTAGAATCAAAAGATAGCTTTATTCAGTTGGGAGCGGTTGTAAAATCAACAACTTTATATACAGCCGCTTATAACTTTGTTATGGGTATTTCCAACAAAGAAACAGCGACAAATGTATTGGTAACCGAAGCAGATACGACCGCAAAAGTTGGTTTAACGGGTGCAACTGGAGTTTTATCAACGGTAACAGGTGGCGCAACCACAGCAATGAAGTTGTTTAGAGTGGCTTTGATTGCAACTGGTATCGGTGCAATTATTGTTTTAGTTGGTTTATTAATTGCAAACTTTGATAAAGTAACGGCAGTTGTTACAAAACTTTCAGGTTATGTAATTAAAGCTTATGATTATTTCGACAATTTAGGGACTGGAATAAAAGTTTTAGTAGGAATATTTTTCCCGTTTATTGGGGTTGTTTACGGTGCAATTAAAGCACTTGAATACTTCAATGTTATTGACACGAAAAACGAGCGTGATATGTCCGCAAGGCACGTGGCAAATATAAAACGTATTGATAAAGAACTAGCTAAACGCGAAGAAGCAAAAAAAGCACGTAAAAAAGCATACGATGAAGAAACGGGAAATATTGACCGACAAATTAAGCTATTAGAGGCGCAGGGAAAATCAACGGAAGCACTCGAGAAATTACAGCTTAAAAGGTCGTTAACAAACCAACGTGAACTAATCAAAGAGGCACGATTAAACCTACAAATTTTAAGAGCGACAAATATCGGTGGAGTAAACGACCAAATGATTGAAGAAACGTTAACCGCAATTGCTCAAATGAAACAAGGTATTTTAAATACTGAAACGGATATAAAAATTGCTCGAATTAATAACGCAAATGAAGCTAAGGAAAAAATTCAAGAAACCGACAAAGAAATTGATTTAACAAAAGACGAAGCCTATATTGCAGAACAAAAAAGATTAGCGGATTTAAACAAAGCGGAATTAGATTCTTTAAAAGTAATTGAAGATGCTAAAAAAGCAAATGCGGATATGCTTTTAACAGAACAAGAACTTGCAATTCAAAAAGAAAATGAAGCATATCAAATAAAACTTGATAACGCAATTAAATTTGGGCAGGACACCGAAGCGTTAGAAATTGAACACTTAAATAATTTAAACAATATAAACTTAACAGCTCAAGAAAAACAATACGCAAATGATAAAGAAGCTAAGGAAAAACAAATAGCACTTGATAAAGAAACAGCGGAAAAGAAACTTGAAATTGAAAAAATACTTAACGAACAAAAAGCAACTATTCAACAACAAGGTTTGGACGTTGCTTTACAAGGTATTGGAGTTATAAAGTCTATTTTTGAAAAATCTAAGGGAGTACAAAAAGCGGCGGTTATTGCTGAAAGTGCTATCGGTATCGCTAAAATGATTATTTCAAATAAATTAGCAAATATAGGAGCTTTGGCAACACCACAAGCAATTGCAACAAGTGGCGCAGCAGCCGCTCCAGTAATTGCTTTAAATAATATCTCGACAGGGTTTGGGATAGCGGCAAACGTAGCGGCAACAGCAAAGGCGTTAAGTGCTTTGGGTGGTGGAAGTGCTCCAAGTGGAAGTGTTGGTGGCGGTGGAAGTGGTGGAAGCGGTGGTGGTGGATTCAACCCCTCTTTTAACGTCGTTGGAAATAGTGGAATTAATCAATTAGCAGGAATACAACAGCAACCGGTAAAAGCTTATATTACAACGGGAGAAGTATCAACAGCTTTGAGTTTAGAACGAAATACACTACAAAAAACAACTTTTTAATTATTAAGTTATGGAAAGAAAAGTAATTGAAATGCTTATTAACGATTTGGAAGACGAAGTTTTTGCGATTTCAGTTGTTACAAAACCTGCAATTGAAGAAAATTTTATTGCACTTTCAGAACACGAAATTGAATTAAAAACTATCGACGAAGATAAGCGAATTTTAATAGGTGCGGTTTTAGTTCCTGAAAAGGAAATATTAAGAGTCGACGCAAAAAACAACCCTTACTATATTAAATTTTCAGCTGAAACAATTAAAGTTTCAAGTGAATTGTTTTTAATGCGTTCAAAACAAAACAACGTAACGTTACAGCACGCTAAAAAGCTCGAGGATATGTCGGTTGTAGAAAGTTGGATTGTAGAAGATAGCAAGGTTGATAAAAGCGCTTTGTACGGTTTAAATTATCCAAAAGGAACGTGGGTTGCAATGATGAAAGTTAACAACGACGATGTTTGGGAGCAAGTGAAAAGTGGTGCGATTAAAGGGTTTTCAATTGAGGGTAAATTTAGCGATAATCAAAATTTAGCTGAATTGGATTTATTAGAACAAATTAAGCAATTATTAAAACAAATATAAAATGAAGAATGATTTAATTATCGCTTTGAACGCGATTGAACAAAAACACGATGTTGAATTGGGGTTATTGCAAGACGCAATGAAAATGACTACAAGCGCAGATAATTCTTTGAAATCAGCAAACGGAAAAGTAAACATAATTGTAGCTAAACAAAAAGAAGCTATTGATGCTTTACAAGTTGCAAACGCAGATAATCAAAAAGCATTGAATTTAGTTAATACTTTAATTAGAAACACAAAGGATTTAGGTTTACCAGCAAGTCCTGAAAGCGTTAAAATGTTTGAGAAATTAACAGCAAGAACAAAGGAAATAAACGAAGGTATTTCAACACTTCAAGCGGTTAAAGTAGTTCAAGTTAAAGGATAAAAACACAACAAAAAATAAATTCTTAATTATCTAAATATGAAAGAAAAAACAATTTTAAATAAGCTCAAAGTACTTTTAGGAATGGAAGTAAAATTGGAGCAAATGAAATTAGTGGACGGAATTACAGTTATTCAAGCGGATTCTTTTGAGCCTGAAATGGAAGTAATGATAGTTACAACTGACGAACAAATGATTCCTTTGCCCGTTGGCGAATACGAATTGGAAGACGGTCGTATGTTGATTGTTACAATGGAAGGGGTAATTTCCGAAATTAGAGAAATGGAAGTTGAAGAAGAAGAAGTTGTTGTTGAAGAAGTACCCGTTGAAGCAAGTAACGAACCAACAGCGCCGACACCAACAGCAAAGAAAGTAATTGAAACGTCGACTAAGGAAATGCACTTTTCAGCGGTTGATTTTGAAAACTTACAAACTGAAAACGAAGACTTGAAAACTAAGTTAGCAGAATTGGAAGTTAAACTTTCAGAGGCTACAATTAAACCAATAACGTTTAATCCTGAAACACAAAATAAAGTACAAATTGATTTGTCAAAAGCTGACAAACACACTAGATTGATTTATTCACTAAATAACAAATAAAAAAATGGCTACAACATTAACAGTAGATTCAAATTACGCAGGGCAGGTTGCCGGCGAAATTATCGGTAAGGCTTTCAAAGAGTCGGACACTATCAAAAGAAATCTAATTACGGTAATACCGAATATTGATTTCCAAATTTCAATCCGTAAAATCGAATTTACAAATGGATTGAAAAATTACGCTTGTGGATTTGTACCAACAGGTGCGGTTGTATTAAGCGAGAAATTATTGACTCCAAAAAAATTGGATTTGCCTTTAGAGATTTGTAAAGAAACTTTAAGACAAACTTGGTCAAGTGCTTCAATGGGATTTTCAGCGCATAACGATGTGATGCCGAAAGATATTGAAACAGCATTAATTGCAGAAGTTTTAGGAGACGTTTCGGAAGTAACAGAAAGCGACATTTGGACTGGTAACGGTGGAAGTAACGGACACTTTGGAGGGTTTATTCCTTTGTTTACAGCAGATAACGATGTAATTAAAGCAAACAACGGAATTGTTCCTTTGGAAGAGGCTATTGATAAAGATAACGTTGTTTCTGAATTAGAAAAAGTTTTAAACGCTATTCCGGTTGCAGTTCGTAAAAGCGCTGATTTAGTAATCGGAGTTTCTGATAACGTTGCTTTGGCTTATACTCAAGCGTTGGTTTCAGCAGGAATAAACAACGGTTTAGGTTCTAACGATTATCAATTAAGATATGGTCGTTACGTATTGGAAATTATCGGTGGTTTACCTGATAACACTTTCGTAGCTTACGAAAAGAAAAATTTGAATTTCGGTACTGGTTTGCTTTCAGACCATAACGAATTGAGAATTAAAGATATGGACACTGTGGATTTAAGTGGAACAGTTCGTTTCAGAATGGTTTACACCGCTGGAGTTCAATATGCTAACTCTAACGAGATTGTTTGGTATTTATCAACAACAGCAGTTGACTAAGAAATTAATTTAATTATAAATCAAAAGGGTGGTGCAATAAACACCGCCCTTTTTTAATACAAAAAATATGAGTTGTTTAGTTTTAAATGGTCGCAACGAGTCTTGTTACGATTCAGTAGGTGGAATTGATGCTATCTATTTCGTTAATAGAGGTACTTACGTTTATCCAACAGACGTAACGTTTCAAGCGGAAACGGATACAATAACAGCAATTACTGGAATTGCAGAAATTTACAAATATGAATTACGTGGAGTTAATTCATTTGACCAAACGCAAACGCCAAGTTCGGATAACGGAACTAATTTCGTGGCACAAGCGTTAACGGTTCAATTGAAACAATTAACACCAACGATGCATAAAAACTTTAAGTTAATTGCATACGGAAGACCTAGCGTAATTGTTAAAAATAGAATGGATCAATTCTTCTTTATGGGTATTGAATACGGTGCTTCAATGACGGCAGGTTCTATTGTTACGGGTGCGCAAATGGGCGATATGAGTGGTTATAATATTACACTAACCGCGAACGAGCGTATTCCTGCAAACTTCTTAAATTGCACAACGGAAGCTGAATTACTTGTTTTACTTGACGATGCTGTCGTAGTTACTGATTAATATTACTTTTTATTGGTTTTAGAAAGGGAGTTTAGCGACTCCCTTTTTTCATTTTAAAACAAAATAGAAACTTTTAATTATATTAGTATGCAAATAGTAACAGCAACGCAACCGCAGATTTTACGATTAATGTTAATTACTGAAATTGATAGTATTCTATTAACTGACGAAGCGGAAAACACTTCTATTTTATATACTGAATTTACAATTATCGACAAAGGTTATTATTACGAAATTACAATTGATTTGGATTTAATAAATAATAGGTTTTATAAAATCGAAGCTAAATTTGAAGATACTTTAATTTGTTACGATAAACTTTATTGCACTGACGGAACGGATAACAGATTTACGCAAAGAGTTACACAAAATACGTTTATAACATTATGAGTAATAATAATAATACTTTCGTTTTAAATTTATCGGAATACGAAGCGCCGAAAATTATCGAGTCAAAACAAAAAGATTGGGTAACTTTTGGGGAGAACAATTCGTACTTTCAATATATTATAGACCGCTATCGAAATTCGACCACGAATAACGCCGTTATTAACGCAATAACACACTTAGTTTATGGACGTGGATTGAGTGCCTTAGACGCTTCTAAAAAGCCAAACCAGTACGCTCAGTTAATGGCGATGTTATCTAAAAATGATGTTAGACAAATAGCAACGGATTTTTATATGTTTGGTCAATGCGCTATTCAAGTTCACTACAATGATAAGCACGATTCAATTATTAAAGGTTTTCATATTGCAGTAAATTTATTAGCGCCCCAAAAATGCGATAAAGACGGAAATATTAATAACTATTTTTATTCTGATAATTGGGAAAACACACGCGAGTTTGTACCGAAATTAATTCCTGCTTACGGAACTTCAACTGAAAAAATTGAAATACTTTACATAAGACCGTATATGGTCGGAATGAAATATTTTGCAATGCCGTCTTATATTGGTGGTATTGGTTATGCACTACTCGAAGAGGAAATACAAAACTATTTAATTAACGATACTCAAAACGGTTTTAGTGGAACTAAGGTTGTTAATATAATCGGAGAATTTACCGAAGAACAACAAAGAACACGAAGCAACCAAATTCAACAAAAGCTAACGGGTGCGCAAGGCAAAAAAGTAATTGTTTCTTTTAGCGGTTCTAAGGAACTACAAACGGAGGTTACTGATATACCTTTGAACGATGCGCCAGAACATTATCAATACCTTTCAACTGAATGCACTGAAAAGATTTTATTAGCGCATAAGGTTGTAAGTGGTTTAATTTTCGGAGTTGCAAAGAGTAGTGGTTTTAGCTCAAATGCAGATGAATTAAAGACGGCAACAGTATTGTTTGATAATATGGTTATCCGACCAATTCAAGACCGTTTAATAGAAGCTTTTGACACGATGTTAAGCTTTAATAAGATTAGTTTAAAATTATATTTTAAAACTTTGCAACCTTTGGAGTTTGTGGACTTAGAAAATGCACAAACAGCGGAACAAGTTGCAGAAGAAACGGGAACGGAATTAAGCGAACAAGTTGATTTAAGTTCTTTTGGTGAAAACGTAAATCCTGATTGGTTGCTAATTGATGAATTCGAAGTTGATTACGATACTGACGAACAAGAAAACGAGCTATTAAGCAAAGAACCAAAAGTTGAATTAAGCGTTTTAAAACAAATAATAAATTTAGTTTCAACTGGAGTTGCTTTCCCAAATTCAAAAAGTGAGCAAGACGAAACAATAGACGGAATTAAATTTATTACACGTTACGTTTATGCAGGTGAAGACAAAGCAAACAGCCGTTCTTTTTGCCGTTCAATGAAACGATTTAATAAAATTTACAGAAAAGAGGATATTGAAAGAATGAGTGCAACTTATTTGGGCGATGCTTATACAAATTCAGAAGGACGCAGAATTGGTTGGGGACCACGTGGCGAGTTAACTTTCGACAGGTGGATTTTTAAAGGCGGTGGTAACTGTTTTCATCGCTGGAATAAACAAGTTTACGCTTCATTTAGTGGAGGTGGAATTGATGTTAATTCGCCAAAAGCTAAACAAGTTGCCGTTCGTAAAGCTGAAAAATTAGGTTACGTAATTAAAAACCCTGAATTAGTTTCGGTTCGACCAATTGATATGCCTAATCGTGGATTTTTACCTAAATAATTAAAAGATGCCAACAGTTTTATTAATATCAACAGACGATGTAACAAAGTTCACCACGATGAGTGGAAATATGGACGTGGACAAATTTATACAATATATTTCAATCGCTCAATCGCTTCGTTTAGAAGAATATTTAGGAAGCGAATTATTGGAAGCGTTACAAACGAAAATCGAAAACGAAGATTTAACCGACCAATACGAACACCTAGTGAACAAGTATTGTAAACCGATTTTGATTCACTACGCAATGGTTGAATATTTACCGTTTGGAGCGTTTCAAATAGCTAATAAAGGAATATTTAAACACACCGCAGAAAACAGCGAAAGCGTGAATAAAAACGATGTTGATTTTCTTATTCAAAAAGAACTTTTAATTGCGCAGGGTTTTGTTAAAAGAATGATTAAATATTTATGTTTAAATTCAACTTTATTTCCTGAATATACTTTTAACAGCAATAACGATGTTAATCCGATGCGACAAACAAATATAGGTGGATTTTATTTAAACGAGGGTAATGAAAAAGACTACAGTTGTAGAGGTTGGTACTTGTAAAAGATACAAACCAAAAAAAGAAAACGTTAAGAAATTAGAATTGTTCTTAAAGAAAATAGAAGAAAATGAGTATAAAAATAAGTGAGTTACCTGCAGGTAGTGCGTTAAGCGGAACGGAAGAAATTCCAATTGTTCAAAGTGCGACTACAAAGAAAATTACAGCGCAAGACGTTGCGGATTTAGCAAGTGGTGGAGATTTACAACAAGTTACAGATAATGGAAGTACAACTACAAATGATTTAATTGTTACTGATGGAAGTGGGGAAGGTGCAATTATAGGACAGACTATTATAGTAACTCAAAATACTGATAATGATAGTTTTGCTTCCATTAATAACGATGGTAGTTTAAGATTACAGGGAGATGGAATTACAAGTCAATTAAAAAACACAAACGTAACAAACCCTAGTGTTATCCTTGAGTTCCCTGACAAAGCAACTGGTAGCTACACTATAGCTACTACTAGTGACATTCCAAGTGTTAGTGGATTTGTTCCTTACACTGGTTCTACAGCTGATGTTGATTTAGGCACGTTTCACCTAGATGCTGGCAAAGGTACATTTACTCACAATGGTAGTACAGATACTCTTACAGCTAATCACACAAGCGGTAGTGGAATAGGTTTACTTATCACTAAAGGTGGTGCTAATGAAGGACTTAAAGTCAACAAAACGAGTGGTAGTGGGAACGCGGCTACAATTATTGGTACTCTTGAAGCTACTACATTGGTAAAGACTGGCGGAACGTCTGCTCAATTCTTAATGGCTGATGGTAGTACAAGTATATCTATGACCCCACGTGTTCAAACAGTAACATCTAATGCTACAGTAACAGCAACAAGTACAAACGATATAGTAATAATTACAGCTCAAGCGGTTGGTTTAACGTTGGCAAATCCAACGGGTACATTTGTTGAGGGACAATCTTTGATTATTAGAATTAAAGATAATGGAACGGCAAGGTCAATTGCATACGGAACTAATTTTAGAGCAATTGGAGTGACTGCACCAACAACAACAACGGCAAACAAGACAACTTATATCGGTTGCATATTCAATTCAACAGACACTAAATTTGATATCGTAGGGACATGTACAGAAGCTTAATTTCTTTAATGCCAAAAGCAACTGGCTTTGACCCTGATGCACAAGCGTTCATCACAGCGGCTGCTATTACTGATAACACCCAAAAGAATGCAATTAACACTTTGGTGCTTGACTTGAAAAGTAACGGTATATGGACTAAGATGAAAGCTATTTATCCTATTGTAGGTGGCACAGCATCACAGCATAAATTCAACTTAAAAGACCCTAGAGATTTAGATGCTGCATTTAGATTGACCTTTGCAACTGGGTGGACACATTCAGCAACTGGAATGACTCCATTAAATACTTTTGCAAATACTTTTTTTAACTCTAATTCTTTTGGTCTATTAAACTCCCATCATATAAGCTACTATTCAAGAAGCAATGTAAATTTAACTCAAGTAGAAATTGGTAATGCATCAGGTACATCAGCTAATAATCTTAATGCAAGATTTACAAATGTTTCATATTTTAGAATTAACGCAACAATAAGTGGTACATTAGGGTATATTAGTGCAGCAGATACAGACTCCAGAGCATTTTATATAGGTAATAGAACAGCCTCAAATGTTGTTAATGGATGGAGAAATTCAGTTAAAATAACAAGCGGAACTTTAGCATCGGTTGGATTACCTAATAACAATATTTACATTGGTGCTTTTAACAATGGAGGGACGGCTACTAATAACACAACAAAACAATGTGCCTTCGCTTCAATAGGAGACGGCTTAACAGATACGGACGCGGCTAACTTTTACACAGCAGTTCAAGCATTTCAAACAAGTTTAGGAAGACAAGTATGATAGAAGGAAGAATGGTAACTAACAAAACAGCGGAAAGTCTACAAGGTGTATTCTTTGACTCAGATACTTTTTTTAACTTTGTGCAAGATATTAATGAAGTATATTTCTTATTTTTGAGTAGCTCAGATGAAGTTGACATAGCACCAACTGAATATGCTTATTTATTAGAAATTCCATTGAGTGAATACGTACCAAAACAAACACCGATTATCAATGAAAACTAAAATTACTCTTTTGCTATTATCTTTTTTCTCGATATTAACACCTATAAAACCACTTGTATTAATCGCGGTTGTTTCAATAATTTTAGATACTTGCTTTGGAATTTGGAGAAGTTGGAAGAAAGGTCATAAAATCCGTTCTCGTAGACTTTCACACACGATTTCTAAGAGCCTTTTATATAGCGGTGCAATAGTATTTATATTCTTATTAGAAAAGTTCGTTATAAGCGATATTTTAGGTCATTTTATAGCTATTGATTTGGTATTAACAAAAATGTTTACTTTCTTTTGCGTGGTAACTGAATTGAAATCTATTAATGAAAGTTACGAAAGTGTAACAGGCAAAGACGTTTGGAAAGCATTTATAAACTTTGCGAAAAGAAGCAAGGAACAAATTGAAGATTTAAAAGATTAATCGTATATTTACATTCCATATTGTGTTTTTAGGTTAATTAAGTCGTTTGTTTATTCAGACGGCTTTTTTTATGCTTGATTTTCAACGAGTTATAAAATAAATCAAAAATAAATTAATAAAAGTGTATTTAATTAATAAATAATACTTATATTTGTAGACACTAAAACGGTAAAACAAATGGAAACTTTATTATCTAAATCAATCGAAGAAAGAACAATCAACTTAATGATTAACGGAATGGACGCAATAGAAGCAGTTAAACAAGCTATAATTGAAGAACAAAAGTTTATTGAAGAAATGATAGCTCAACAAACTGAAAGAAGCGTAAAAGCTAAAAATCAAATTTGTAAAAACGTTTACGGATTAATTCACTTAATAAATTAATTATGGGTTTCACGCATCATATTTGGGAGTGTAAAGAATGTGAAAAAAAAATACTTTACACAAGCCGTCAACAGCACCCTAGTAAAACGCATATTTGTTTTGAAGGTAAATTAAATAAATTAGTTAATTTTCAAATATTTCTAAACGAAAAAGGATTAATAACAAATCACGATTGGGACTTTGAAAAAGAAGCAAAAACATTTTTAAAAATAATATCTTAATAATTACCGCTTATAATTGAATAACACCGCTTAACACAATAACAAAAAACACAATAATTTTAAACCTTAAATTAGCAGTATGGAAACACTAAAAGAAAAATTTACAACCGTTTGTCAAGGGTGCGACGGTACATTAATGATTGAAGAGCCTTTAATGATAATGGGTGAAATCGTTTATAAAGACGTTGTTTGCGGTTGCGAAGACGGAAAAGAATTAGACTGGCAAAAAATAGATTCCGAAATTAAAGATATTAAAGGTTTAATTAAGCTATGCGAAGATGGTATTAATACCTATTTAGAACTTGCGAAAAATTACACGATTGAAAAAAACAAAGGTCTTTTATTTTCAGCGATGGAAAAATATATTGCTTTTGAAACTGAATTATTAAAGTTAGAAAATTATTTATCTGAATTAGAAATAATCGAATGAGAAAATTAACTATCGAAATCGAGTTTAAATCGTTCACAAGTATGGACGCTTTACTCAATAAATTAAGAGCCGAAATAATGAAAACGCAAGTTCTTAAAAACGGTCATACTTATAAGGAAGCAATAGGAATGTTTAAAATTGAAGAAATAAAAGAAAAATGAAACCTGAAGACAAAGCGTTTAGAATTTATGAAACTATAAGATATGAAGTTTCGTTATTGAAAGGAACCGAAGCATTAATTAATGAAATTACTAAAAAATGCGCTATAATTACGGTTGATGAAATACTACGTGAAATTACAGACGAAGACGATATTAGTTGGTTTAAAAAAGTTAAACAAGAAATCGAGAATTTATGAAATACCTACTGAAAACAGAAACTAACGGAATTGCAAACTATCAATTTGTTGAGCAAAACCACACGTTACCAAAGAACGTTAAATACTTCATTGTTTACCGTCCTTGCATTTATAAAAATACGGAATGCGCAATTATTGAAAAATCAATAAATAGCTTAGTAGTGCTATTTGAGGGAAAAGAAATTAGAACAAGTTACTCATTAATAAAAGAAATCTAAAAACAAATAATATGAACAATTACACAATTACAATTGGCGCTTTGTCGCTAATTTCAACAGGGTTTGGAGTTTTATTCGTAACTAAATACAAAACTTTAAAAGCATATTACGACCTAAAAAGCGAACGTTTTGATAATTTATACAAGCATTATTCGGAAGCGCAAAAAGTTTTAAAAGACGTTTTAGCGGATAATAATCGAAAGTCTGAAAAGTTTAAGAAAAAAGAGGAACAGATTTACAATCAATCGTTAATGATTTTAGACCTAGAACGAGAATTAAACGACTTAATTGTAACGCACTCAATAGCTTCTAAGGAAGTAACTAAGTTGAATAATATATTAACTTACTTTCAAACTAAAATGCAGGGAAACAAGCAATTTGAAAAATTAGTAAAGGATTTTAAAGGTGGCGAAGAATGAAAATACGAATAATAATTTTAATTTGGTTTACGCTAATTGGTTTAATTCTAATTATCGGTTTAAATAGTTGTTCAGCAAGTTACCATTTTGGGAAATTCTTAAAGAAAGGCGGTACTATTGACACAACAGACCATATTGTTACAGTCAACAAAATGGTAAAAGTAAACGGCAAGGATTCAATTATAACCGTTTTAATGCCTTTAAATTGCCCCGAAGTACAAATACCTTTGACACGTCAAGAAATACGCTACAAATACAAGGTACAGCGTGATTCAATCGAAACGGTGCGTTATGTAACTAAGTGGAAAACGAAAGAAGTTGTTAAGTTAGCAAAAGTTCACAAACGTAAACCGTTTAATTGGTTTTGGCTTGGTTTAGGAATAGGTATTTTTATTCCGATTTATTTTAATTTTGTAATAAAAAGAGTTTATGAAACCAACAATTGACCAAATTATTAAAGGAATGGAAAAAATCGGAGCGGTTGTTTTTCGTGAACCATTTTCAATTAACCTTTTCGGAGTGCGCACAAATGAAAATACAGCGGACACGTTTAATGATTGGGGCGGTGCGTTTTATTGGGACGACAAAGGCAAACGCCACGAACTAATTATTCCAATTACAACAGATGCAGGAGTTTATTACAGATTGAAGCCAATGAATAAGTTAGGAACTGCAATTCTTGTTCACGATAAACAGTATCGCGGTTGTTATCATTTACTCGATAACGGTCACAACGGAACGAAAGCGTTTAGACAAATTAAAGCGATGTGGTACTGGCGTGATAACGATAAGGATTCAAGTTTAGAAACGGGCGGAACGATTTACAACGAAATAGCTTTTACGAACTTTCATTATATGGGAAAAGGTAATAAAGTAGGTAATTGGAGCGCAGGTTGTCAAGGTGCATCCGTGTCGAATATGAATAAATTATATTCGTTTGTTGAAGTGCAAAAATCGAGGGTTTACAGTTACACACTTTTACACGAAACGACACTATAAATTCGGAGTTGAACGCCTGAATTTTGAGCCTACCTATTTATTAGTGTAGGCTTTTTTATTTTAAATTATTTGCGTATATATCGTGTATATTATATATATTTGCAATATGAAAAAA